TCCACCGCCACCGTAAACCACGTTCGTGCCACCAGCGATCACATCGCGGACGATGCTGTCGATCGAGATGCCAGCGTTGTAGCCGACGACGTTCGCGGCCACCGTGTCCACGTCGAGGAACGAGGTTCCGCGAAGCTTGGCGGTGGTGAGGACGGCGTTACCGTACTCGGCGAGGGTGACGCTGACCTGCGAGTCGGACATGGCCACGGCGGTCACATCGGACGTTTCGGTCAAAGCGGAGGTGGCGGCCGAAAGATCGTTGAAGATCGTGAAGGTCACCGACGTACCGGGCATCGCCTGATTCGTGGGCTGGACTTCGACGGCTGCGTCGAACAGCAGTTCGGAACGGAGGGCGAAGTACGCCAACCGGTCAAATGCTGCCTGATCGACTGAAAGGGCTGCGGTATCTGTGTATGCCATGAGGGTTCACTCCTTCAAGTGAGATTTGGAAGCCCCCCGACTGGCAGGTCAGTAGGGCTGTTGGGCTTGACGTGCTTCAGACAGCAGCATTTCGATCTCGGCTTGGCTGGTCGCCTTGCCGATCCGGGTCATCAAATCCACGGGAGGCTCAGAGTTGTTGCCGGACGCAACCTTTGCGGTTCTGTCCCAAGCATCCTTCTCGGCTGCCTTTGTGTCGTGGATGATTGCGGCCTCGATAGCGGCTGCCCGGATCGCATCGGCTGTGAGTTCACCGTCGTATGCCTTCACGAAATACTTGGCGACCGGAAGGTTCGGATCAACTCCGGCCTTCACAAACGCCAGTTCGCGTGCGGCAGATGCGGCTTCGTCTGCTCTTGCTTTCAGGGCTGCGTTCTCGGCTTCCAACTGCTTCATCCTCTCGCGGAGAGGATTGCGGCCGGACTCCTGTTCTTCAACTTCGAGTTCGAGTTCGCTGTCCATTATGTACACTCCTTCGCCCAACCAACCCCCGGAGGCAGGGGAAGGTGCTGCTATGTCTCACCTTGCGGTGGTTCCTGCCGGTATTGGCATCAGGATGAGTGTATCACATCTAAAAGTAGATGCCACTATTGTCAGACGATTGACGACTGCCCGTCTTGTGCGACGGCGAATCCACCGCCACCAGCGAACGCGGCTTGGCGTTCAGCTTGACGCTTACGAAGCCTTTGTTGAGCGGCCGCCGATGTACCAAATACCGCACCAACCTGTTCAGCCTGACTGATCGTTTCATCCTGCTGACCGGCTAACGGTTGGAACAATTCGGTCGCTGTGGCAAGCGTCTGGAACGACTGTCGAGCCTGTTCGCCGGTAACGCCGGCCTGAGCCAACTGTTCAGCCTGCGTAGCCGTCAAACCAAATCCGGCTTGCAACGTTCCTTGTGCAGCGATCTCAGCGGCGCGAGCCTGCTTCAACAACAACGGTGTCGCCTTCTCAGGATCAAGGAAATAGGCGGCCAACTGACCATCATTCACTCCGTACAAACGACGCATTTCTTCGATCACCTGTGGATCAGCGTTCTTGACAGATTCATAACCCTGATTGATGCGTTGAGCGAACTCGCCGGGAGACACGTCGCCACCGATCAGACGGGAGAACGTGTCGGGGCTGGAATAGAACTCGCGGGGCATACCAGCGGAACGCAAAGTCTGACGGTACACGTTCTCCAACTGGATGTACTCGTTTTCAGACAGGACGTTGAGGCCGGCTTGACGACGTTGTTCGTTACCGGCGAACCGTTGACGGTATTCGTTTGTCTGTCGGATACGGCCGACAAGAATGTTCGTATCAACAATGTCTTCTTGAAAGACCATCTGGTTGACAAACGAACTCAACTGTTCCAAACCATACGATGTCAAAGTTTGGGCGATGATGTCATACGCCGACTGTGCTGTTGAACCCATGTCGCTCATGTCATGCCTTCCCAAACAAATTGGCCAACTGGTTTGTTACTTCGAACGCCCGTTGTTTGGCTTCGCTGGTGTATTCGTATCCGAACGACCGTTCGTTACGCAGATACTTTCCCCATTCGTTGTAATTCATTGGTCGAGCCTCACCTTTATCGGTCGTGAACGTAACGGCTTGCGCCCATTTTGGATCGGTGAAATTGATTGATTCCGGGTTGATTTCCAGAATACGGGCGGCCGCTTGACGGTATGGGTCGGTGATCTGTGTAAACGTTTGACCGGCATCTAACTGTGCGCTAATCCCCGGATACAACGCTTTAGCCGTGTTCAACGCATAGTTGTTGAACGACTGAATGTTGTCTTTACCGACAGCAATATTATTCACCCAACTGTTGAACGTTTGATCGGACAACGAAATCCCATAATTCGAGGCGGTTTCTCGCAACTGTTGACCGATAAATCCGGTCGACAGCTGAGACATACCACCAGACGTTTTCACGCCTTCCGCACCGACAGCGTTCTGCAACGTTTGTTCGTCCCAACCGCCACGCAAACTGTTCTCAGCCAACTTCATAACAGTCGCATCATCAAACGCCAAACCAAGCGTGTTAGCCATGCTTCTCACGTTGTTTGCCTGCTTGTCGATCTGCTGTTGAGCGGTCGCAGGATCAGTTTGTTTGAGACTGTCCCATGAACGGGCCGACGAACTGTTGTTCTTGAACCAGTTGGTTTGACGAAGTTCGTACTCAAACTTTGCGTCCGACCATTCGCCTGCAACCGCTTTCTGAATCAGATCAGAGATTTCGGGGACAGATTCAATGATGGCGAAATAACCGCCGTACTGTTCTTTGGCTGCCTGCTTCCAATCAACGGGCGTAACCGTGGTCGGAGCGACTGGAGCGGGTTTAGATTTATCGCTCGGCTTTTTCTTCGGCACATACGGATCAAATTTGCCGACCGCACCGGGCGCATAACCACCAATATCAATCGGAGTCGGCGGTTTTGTTTCAGCAGGTTTCGTTGGCTTTTTAGATGCCATCACACACCACCAATCGCATTGAAGAACTTGTTGATATAGCCCAACGTCTTATACGCCGAAGCCTCAGTAGGAGCCTGCTCCTCAGCAAACTTTTGGGCAGCCACATCAGGAGACGGAGCCTGCGTCATCGTTCCACCACCCGAAGCCTTACGTTGTTCAGCAACCTGTTGAGCCTGAAAAGCCTCCACAAACCGGTTCGCCTCGTCATCGGTGAAATCACGCCCCAACGTCTGTTGAGCAACCTGCTTTGCAACAACCTTCAAATCCTCAGGATTCGTCACCTGATAAGTCCGACCGGAACCGCTCGAAACCGGTGTGCGACCGGTCAAACGTTGCTTCAAATAGTTTTGCTTCTCCAAGCCGGCCATATTCGATGCAACCAACCATTGTTTGATCGCATAAATCTCAGAACTGAAATCACCGATCGCACCCTTAGAAATAAACCCGGCTGCCGCAAGTTGTTGCATCAAAGCCTGCTGATTTCGAGGACTCAACGACGAATAGATAAACCCGGGCTGAGTATCAATATCATACGGGCCGGACTGAACAACTTTACCGTTTGAACCGACAAGACCGGGGCCGTCATACGGAACAAACTTGCCGTTCTCAATGATGTAACGGATCGGAGGCACATAGTTGCCGGGGCCAGATGCACCAGCGTTCTGAATATCCTCGATCGCGGTATCAGCACTATTGTTAGCGTCAGAACCACCTTCACGCGGTTTTCTCGGAGCCATAATCAGTCCTCGTCCTTCACATCAACTTCTTGCAACAACAAACGTTCCCAAATTCGACCGAAATCAGGATACACCGTTGCCAGACGCTCACCTTCTGCACGGAGAATGTCACGCAAATCTGCGTTTGCGCCAGCAGCCAAAGTTTTGCCGCGTTGATCCGCAACTTCTAAAGCAGCATCGCGAGCAGTCAAATACTCGCGGGTCGCTATCGCAACCTGATTATCGTCCATACGAGCATCAAACGCGGCCTCATACAACACGTTCATTTTGGCATCAAAAGCCCGTACGTCAATAGGAGCCTTAGCAAAACCGGGGTATTGATCGTAAAGTTTTTCTCGTTCACGACGCAAAATTGCTCTTTGCTCATCGTTGGGTTTCGGGCCGGCCGCACGGATCATACGACGATAAATTGAGGTTCCCATCAACCGTTGAGATTCCTCAATCATTTCTTGTGGACTCAAAGGTTTACGAACA